CATAGTGATCACAGAGTTGAATCATACGATCTAGGGCATATTGAAACTGAGAACCCTTACTCATTTTACTGAGTAGATAATGTGCTACATCATATCTGAGTTCTTCCAATTCTTCTTTCATTTTTGCCCCATTGCCATGAACGCATTATTAAGATCTACGCCAGATACAAAAATATTTGTATAACCACGATCAAACATATATGACTCAATAATTTCTGGAGTGAATACATGTTTATGTTTATAGTTGTTCCAAGGCCTCCAATATTTCTGACTAAAGTCGGGAAGATATAGGAATAGAGTTCCACCCTTCCTGAGTTTTGTATGCCAGTAGTCCATTGTAGCAACCCAATCGGGGACATGCTCTAAGCAATGACTGGAAAAGATATAGTCTGGACTAACACCATGTGGAAGATTGTCAGCATGCCATGGATCATCAAAATCAAGATCAATGGGAGTAGCATTGGGAAAAGCCCAATCTCTTTTCATACATCCAATATCATACCCAAGTCCACTACAAACATGTTTTGCAAAGGGAATAGCAAACTGTGATGCATTACCTTCTGTTTGGAACTTTGGGTAAAAGTTTCTCTTATATTCTACAGTTTCAATCATAGGTATTGATATTTCCAAGGTAATTTATGTAGATAAGAAACATCATTAAAATGATTCCATCTATTCCAAAGATACAAAGGTTTCTTTGCCATTGTATCATACATTTGAGGAGATTCCAATAAGTAGTTAATAGAAGTTTCCATCATGAATAGTGCTGATGCTTTTTCTAAAACTTTACACCAATCAAATAGAGTATAACCAGGAATGATTTTATTGTCAATTACTCTTTTGCCATCATAATCTTTTGGATCTACAGAGATATTGTCCTTAAAACCATCAGCTCTAGGGAAGTAAATTCTATTTACATATACAAATTCCTCATCATCATTTAAACCCAACACATTATAAAAAAGTTCATCTTCTTTTTCTTTATTTCTATTGAACTTAATGTAATCTCTATAATCCTGCCAGTCTACTCCAGCTCTCTCATATTTACCTTTCATCTGCTCATGATACCCACACCCCTGAAGGAAGTATAATTCATCAGTGATCTTATTTGGAGCACCAAGAATGTATTCTTCCTTGAAAGGAAACTGTGGAGCATCTGGAATTGTGCTAGTTGGATTTCCCTCATCCTCCCAAGAGATAAATTCAAAATCATCAATGTAATCATTGAGCCATTTGAATTCATGGATTACTGGCCAATAAACTTTATACCCCTGATCATGAATATGATATCCTAATTTCTGCATGAATAGGATATCGCCAAGACCACATGGTTGATAAATTAATCCTACTTTCATCACATCAACAATAGTTTTTCAAAGTCTTCATCTTTTGTTGATAGTGGTAGCAGAATAATGAATCCTTGAGCATTATACGATCTAATGACACAATGAGTTTCACCAAATAGTTCTTCAATGAAATCAATGCCATCCCCACCATACTTAGATCTCTCATCCCAGTTTCCAGTCTCAAAATCTCCATCTTCATAGATGCGAAGATCATCAATAACAAAGACATCATTGCTAACATCACGAAGAGAAGTAATAATCTCTAATTCTTTCTGAAGGGGAAGTCTCTTGTCAAGATCAGGTTCAAGATCATAATCAAAGATTAAATTATCTTTACCCATAGTGGCTGGGAAGTGAGCATCCAACCAGAACAAAGTATTTAATTTTAGTTCTGAAAGAATTTTAGGAATAACTTCAAACGAATTTCCCAGATGCCAATTTACATTTTCAAGATAGTGAAACTTTTTCTTGTTGAATTCATACACATCTTCCATGATCTCAATGGTATGAACATTTTGGTTGGAATCTGCATCTACAACAGTCCTTACAACTTCAGCCTTACCTGTTCCAGTCTCTATAAAATTTTTAATATCATAGTAATCAAGAACTTCTTTGATCCTTACCGCTTCATTCAGTTGTCCCATTTTCAACGTCTCCTAAAAATACAGGTCAAAATGTTATCTTCTTTTTGATTTGGGTTTTTCCTAATTGTATCTTCAATATTACTAGAAGTCAATAGATAAAACCCTCTTAAATTCATAAATTTAACAAGAGATTCTTCAGTGAAATGCCATAGATGCTCATCGGGCCTTCTATGTTTCCAATTTAAAAACCATTCATCATCTATGTAGTGACAATTTGGAACTGTAATACAGACAAAATCACACTTCAGATCTTTTACAAATTCAATATCTTCAAAGTGCTCTAGTGAATCAAAGAAAGTGATAACCTCAAAGAAACTACTAGTAATATCCTCAACAAACTTACACTTGGGTGGAACAGGATATGTTGAAATATCGTGACCGTAGCAATTTGGAATTATTTTTGAAGAGGCTTCCAGAAAAGATCCATTACCATACCCAACATCAAGAATACTTTCAGGAACAAAACCAAGTGTTCCAATAATATTACCAAGTCTTAGATGAGACATATAGTTTGTAGCCTCACCATACCTAACATAACTGTTCTCTACATATGATTTGTCATATGAGATAGGTTCAACATTTATTTGACGAACTATTCCCTCAGGAGTTCTCTCATAGTTATCAATCATTGTTAATGTATTCTGCGACATTGTTAAAGATGTAATGAACTTGATCGTAGTTTTCTTTATCGAAAGTATAATAGTAAACTTTGGCGTTTGTTTTCAAAGTATCAATAATAAAACTGATTGATGTTGGTCGAGTATAAATCTCTTTTGCATTTTCAAAGACTTTACACCAATCAAAAGGAGTAAAACCGTCAAGTATTTGATTCAAAACAATTGGATAATCAAATACCTTTTTATCAAATAATTCATGTGTTTTATTTTCAGTATTATAAAACTGATTTACATACACATACTCACTATCATCACTCAAACCAAGAACATTATAATATAATTCATCTTCTTTTTCTTTGTTTCTATTATACTTGAAGTTGTCTCTCCAAACATTTGAATCCCAACCAAGAACAGAATACTTAGATGACATGATACGAGAGTCACCAATACCCCATAAGTGAGGTCGCATGATGCCCAGGTATGCATATTGTGGAGTTACGATAACTGCATCTTGGCCCCAATATTGTTTTAATGCAAATTCACTACTTTCAGAAACAAAATTAATATCAGGAATATATTCTGCCATCCACATAAGTTTATCTTTTATGGGCCAGACAACATCATAACCCATGGAGATAAACTTTCTTGCTACAGATTGAAGATAAAAAATGTCTCCAATACCTGCGGGATGATGAATTAAACAAGGTTTCATGCGAAATAATTTTCCCAGATAAAGTCTTCAACAACTTCCATTTTTAAAGCACGATTGAAATTATCTTCAATGGCATCTTTTCTTTCTTGATACATTTCTTCGGTAAGTGCTTCAATATCAAAACCATCATCCAAGATAATGATGCCATCGGTGTTAAACCACTTACCAATATTTGGCGTTCCATAGAAAATTGGAACAGTGCCACATAAGAAACAATCTAAAAGTTTTTCGGTAAACCAGTTATCCATGTTCTCAATTGCTACTGAGAACATATAATCTGCCAAAGCTTCTTCTTTGTATTCTACTTCGTTGAATCCACGCCCAAACAAAGGAGCATACTCTTTCAATTGCTCTACCATATGTAGGCGGTCTTGATGACCAGGCAAGAAAGAATTGTTAGATGAAATAATTGATACTAACTTACTCTTTGGATAGATTTGTGGCTCACGAATCCATGAACCAGATCCAGGGATCCACTTAATTCGTTCATGAAGACCACACAACTCTTCTGACCATGTAAAAATATATTCATAACAGTTCATGTATTCTGTTAGTTTTTGTTTTACATCATCAATTAGTGATTGCATCATCCAACCACATTCCAAAATCATTCCATATTTTGTTTGACTTTGGGTATCTTTCAATCCAAGAGGCAAAAACTTATCAACATAAAAGGTTTGATCACCCTGTTGTAGTTTTGAGAATGTTGCTGATTGATTCTGATGTCCCTCATGAACCCACCTAATATACTTGGATTCTTTTCCGTGAGTTGTATATCCTTTGTTTCCGTTCGTTAGATGAGTAAAGCTGTCACAAAAAAGTTTAAAGTTTTGCATTTTCAATTTGTTGATGAATCCAAGTGTATGTTTTACGAATACCTTCTTCTAGAGTCTGACTATAATCCCATCCAAGTTTCTCACGAATAAGATCATTGTTAGAGTTACGACCACGGACACCCTGAGGAGCATCGAGTTTGTACATTTTCCTAACAACCTTACCTGAAACTTTAGCAGCTGTTTCTACCAGTTGATTGATAGTGACCATCTCTTCAGAACCGATATTCACAGGACCCATGAAGTCACTGTCCATCATTCTTCGAGTCGCTTCAATGCATTCATCAATGAACAAGAAGGAACGAGTTTGTAGGCCATCTCCCCACACCTCGATGGATCCACCTGTCTCTGGAAGATACGCGACTTTACGAGAGATTGCAGCTGGTGCTTTCTCTCTTCCACCGTCCCAGGTTCCTTCGGGGCCGAAAATGTTGTGATAGCGAGCCACTCTAACAGGGATCCCATAATTACGATTATAAGCAAAGTAAAGACGTTCGCTAAAAAGTTTTTCCCATCCGTATTCGGAGTCTGGGTCTGCTGGATATGCGGATTCTTCACGGCAATCTGGGTTGTCAGGATCGAGTTGATTGTGCTCTGGATACATACATGCCGAACCAGAGTAGAAAATCTTAGTTTGATTTACATCGTGATTTTCATTAAACTTACGTTGCTCATCAAGAACATTTAAGTTGATACTAACAGAGTTGTGCATGATATCTGCATCGTTCTCACCAGTGAAAACAAAACCTGCACCACCCATATCAGCAGCAAACTGATAGATCTCATCAAAAGGTTGTGCAAACTTTTCAGCAATCTGCTGATAAAAATTACCAAGATATCCAGTAAACCTAATGCATCTACGAACCATATCTACGTTGCGAAGGTCCGCAAGGACAAATTCATTTGCTTCCGATTCAGAGAACTCAGGGCGTTTAATGTCAACACCACGTACCCAATAGCCCTCTGAACGAAGGCGCTTCACCATATGACTCCCGATAAATCCACCAGCACCTAGGACCAATGCTGTTTTTTTATATTCGGACATGTTTTAATTTAAATTCCTTCCTATGTATCATACTAAAAAAGACCCTTATTGTCAAGGGTCTTATGAAGGTCAGGCTCGCCAGTTGGCACGTTTTGTGACCCTTACCAACGGGGTCAAACATATCAAGGAAACCTTGATGTGATATTAAATGAAACTGTATATCTGTTATCTTTTACTGGATTAACATAATGAGGTAAATTTGATGGAAATATTATTACACTACCTTCTTTAATATTCGTTGTTGTTATCGTAGAATTTAAATAATATATTTGATCCATCACAATAAAACCTGTTGTATTTGGTTCATTAACGTCCATCAAATAAATTCCAGAAAAAGATGGAAAATTGGAACCATCATGAATATGAACTTCTTGATATCCACCCTTGACATAATAATTGAACCACATATTTGTCACCTCACTATCTGAGGGATACATGCAGAGATCAACCTCTTTAAGCATTTTATCTAAGGGATCCCAAACAACAGAATCTTTGAAGAAATCTTCATAAAGATAAGGAGTTGGAACATCAATAGAAGAGTAAGAGTCCTCACAGTTCCATCGGGCAACTCTCATATCTTCTTTATTTTTCTCAAAACTCTTTTTGATTTGAGGTAAATAGTGTTCTTTTATTTCTTTGTGATTTGGAATCTCTGTCCAGAAAATAAAGGGTGGTTTAAAAGTTTCAATCACGTCTTACAATGTCTCTTACGTAGCTAGGTACACCATCTGGATCAAGCCATTTAGTGTATTGAAAATCTTCCATTGCAGTCATTAGTTGCATTTGATTATCACAGAGATACATGTCACTGTAACGTTTGGTCCAACTGTCTGCTTTTTGAATGCGATAGTCAAGGAACCCATTCTCAAGGGTTCCACATTCAACATAACGATAAGGGAAACGTTCTAGAAGAACTTTCATGCAACCTCCACAGATTGGAGATCAGCGTAGATTTGTTCCATCAGAATTTCATAATCATCAAGAGGATCATCAGAAAAGACAACTCCCTGATTCTCATAATAACGACGAACTTTCTTGAAGAGTTTTGGATTCTTTACATCCAAGAGAAAGTCACCGTTGGAAGCATCACGAAGAGTTTGAACGTCTTTCTTGAACTTAGAAGTCAGTGTCATTGCTTTGATTTATTACCTAGTCATTATAGGGGATTAACGTGCGGGTGTCAATCCTTTTCGTACTCGTCGGTCATTTTTTTGTGGAGGTCTGAAAAATCATTTGTCAGATCCACAAAGCGGTCAGCCCAGGTGTCTCCACCTTCTTGACCCTTGAGGGGATTAATACAAGTATTATCCCCATGATTGTTGCAAACAAGGCCTGCAAGGTCTAGATCAGATCCTATAGCGCCTGTTCGCCAGTAATGTTGACCATTCATCCAGACAGCCCCGCATTTGGGGCATTCCTTACGTTCCAACTTTAAGTCGGACAAGTTGAGGTCGGACATGTTTTTAGATTATTGGTGAGGGAGGTGGACCCAAATCAGATAAAACTTCTTGTTGTTTTAAATAGAGTAGGGCATATTTCAATAATATATCTTTTACTTCTTCGATGTCGTCACACTCAGCAACTTGTCGAGAAAGCATTTCATATGTAAACTGTTTTTCCGATGATTGTAATTCCATAAGTTTTCATATTGTTACTATTTAACAGATTCTAATTTAACACACTCCATTCTCAGAAATTTTTCATTCAGATCATAGTATAGTTTTTTACGTTCTGTCGCGACATAGTAACCAGTAATCTCATTACTATTACAGGTATAACCATAGGCTTTTACTTTTTCACAGACACCATCAATGTTTAGACACTTATTGGTGTGAAGGTAGTCGTGATAGCGTTGGTCTAGGTTAATCATCGGATTTCAAAGTTTAGTTTACGAACCTTACGCTTGCGTCGGTTCTCTTGGAATTCTAGGTCATCTGAACTCAGATGTCCGCTATATTTTATATTCTTTTCATGATTCAGCAGAACAACCTGGCCCAAATCGATAGCTCCTACTGTGTCATCCAATACTTTCATCATGTTTGGACATCCACAGCACTTGACTTTGCTAGTGCTTGTCAGTTCTTTTCCACATTGTTTGCATTTTGCAGTTAACATAACTCCCCTTCATATAAATCTTTTAGGATGCCTACCATCCTATATATACCAAAATTTATATTGATTCAAGCGGGATATCGGAATCGAACCGATGACGAAAGGTTGGAAACCTTTAGTTTTGCCTCTAAACTAATCCCGCGAGGCAGGCTCACCTGGAATCGAACCAGGGACATCCGCTTAGAAGGCGGAGGTTATATCCTCTTAACTATGAGCCCTTGAGTTCTTTCTTGACTTTGAAGTACTTACTATAGTACCTTTTTTTCATTTCGTCAAGAGTATCCATATCTTCCTTAAATCCCAAATATTTAAGTTGTTGATATGATCCCTCAAGTTCACTAATCAATCGCAGAAGATTGATCGGCGTAACAGGGAATCCACCAAACTTATATGAGCTACAGTCTCTGATATAATCGGGACATTTATAATCGTCAGATTCCTCATTCATTAAGAATATGCTTTTGCATACCTCACTGAAACTGTCATACGACCATATCCAACATCAATATCATCATGCATAGTCTGTGGATCATCATCAAATGAATGATCTTTATGAGATTGATTACCAGGATATCTTACAAGTCTATTTGGAATTGGATAGATTGCTACACCAGTTTTAGTTTCATCATCGAAGAATTCTAAAACTCCATTCGCATCTTTATGCCATTCAGTATTTAAAAAATACAAGAATGTTGTACTATCATCCTCTGTATCTTTATGATGAATACATGTAACTTCATTTGGCATAATACGCTTTGAAGTTATTTCAATTGGTGTTTCACCAGCATATGCTGGAAACTGTTCTGAAATTTTATCGACAAAGAAATTCCAAAGTTTTTCTTTTCTTGGAACACGATTTAGTGTATATTCATCGAAATGATCCCAAACAAAAAAGTCCAATGGATTTCCAGCAAGCATCCATGGATCTTTTAAATACTCCACTCTTGCTGCTTCAACTGCAGCATCAACTTCTTCTTGAGTACGATATTCTGGCCCAAAATCAGCAATAGCATAGGGCATATATTTGTCAGAATCTCTGACACCATCAAGGTCCACATAGTGATAATCTCCAGAATCACGGAGCTCATCCCATACCATCTGATGATCTTCAGAACTTAAAAAGTTGTCTTTAATTTCGTATATCATTTGTTTTTATTAGGACCAAACAAGTTTTTTATGGTAATCGTAAGCGTAGATTTCACGATTCCCTTTGATGCCCCATCCTAACCAATAATATGCGGGAACCATATACTGGCGGACAGTTTGCCCACTGCCCTCAAACATAGGTAAATAACGTTGGAAAGTTGTTTCATTAATCATGAAACGAGTCTGACCTTCTAGGGTAGATGGATCACATTCATATTTATTACAGAAGGAACCAAGGGCATTATATCGACCTATTGAGGTCCACTGAATAAGCCCATAACCACCACTATGGCAATTATGGTAAGAAACTCTAGCCCCTCCCTCGCATATGTTGGGAATGAAAAGACTTTCCTGTTTAATATTTCCCAGAATTGTTGAGAGAGCATTCCGATCTGTGATTCTGGTGTGTTCTTGGAGTTGTTCAAGGACATACTTTTCGTTAGGTGTGCAATCTGGGCACTTCCAGTTTTTCGCTACAACTTCAATCGGAACAGCAGCTGCCTGTTCTACTGGAGGTGGGGTTGGAATAAAAAATGCTGTAAGTGTTTCAAGAATCATGGGTAAAATAATCTTTCCTGTAATAACGACCGAGGATATTGCTATTATAGTACGCAGGCGAACCATCGTCAAGAGCCTCTGTCAAGACATTGTGAAGGAAGAGTTGACGTGTCTCTTCATAGTTGACACGTCCTGGTGTGCCGTGTAAGGAGAGGATTTCTCTAGCAAAAGCGTCCCGTCCATATCTTTTAATATCTTCATTAAGTTCTGGACAACTTCCATAGTAGTTGCGCCAGTTACTCTCAGATGTAACTCTTCTCCGCTTAGTAGCATTAGACTTAGCTCTAGGCTTTCGCTTTTGAACGAAGTATTTTCTACCGATGTAGGTGCGGTTCGTGGTGCTACAGGTAATTTTGTAAACAAAACCATAGTTGTCCCCAACATCGCCCCCACTAAAAGGGGACTCCATATAGATCCAGGGATTTTCATAATCTACTTCCTTTGTCACATTACAATGACTAAACTAAAAAATATTTAGTCAGTCTGGGTAACCATCATCATCAAAGACTTCATCATAGTCTTGCATGACAGATGGATTAAATCGATCAGGAGTTGTGTACGCTTCTGTATCTGAATAAACTTCAGACTCAAGTTCTTCAACAATCTCTTTGAGAGCCATTACTAATACCTTAAGTTTAGCTTTGTTCATTTCTCTTTACCTCTGACAAGGCAATTGTACATAAAAAAAGGGGTCCTGTCAAGGCCCCTTTTGAAAACTTAGATTGAATTTGAATCAACCTTCGGTAACAGTCTGAATGAGAAGATTTAGATTCTCTTCATCAAGTTCAGAGATGATGTAGTTTGCTTCTTCAATAGTTGCAGCCTCTTCAGTTTGAAGTAGGAACTCGACCATTGCAGAACCCAAGTAGCACTGCTCAAGGATGCTGTTGATGAATTGATCACTTAGACCCTCAACAACGGTTAGAGCGGATTCTAGGGAGTGTGCGATGCCCTCAGAGACGAGGTATTGCACCACCATGTCTAGTTCAGCCTCTTCCTTCTTGAATCTCTTAACACTGGATAGAGCGGCGTTCAGGCCTGAACCTACCTTAGCAGTTGTTTTCTTAGCAGCACCAGATACTGCACCAGCAGCTGCTGATGGTTTTGCGTTTTGGGCCTCAACTGCTGCCTTATGCTGTGCAAGAGTTTTATAACGACCCACCTTTGTCTTATCATTAGCACCAGTATAAGTACTAGCAGCAGACTTGGGACCTTGACCTTCTTTACTACCCATAGCAATTGCTTGTCTGGAAGTAATAGGAGTGCTGGGTTCTCTAAATCCTGCAGGTCTGCTGCCACTTGAGGAACGACCTGAAGAACCACCACGGGAACCACCTGAGGAACCACCACGGGAACCACCTGAGGAACCACCACGTTGCTGAGGGCGTCCGCCTGAGGTGGGCCCAGGAGTACCACCCTGGTTGCGTTGCTGTCTCTCGTCTCTATCTAGTCTGTCTGTTGCAGGAGTACTTAGCCTTCGTTGGATTGCTTTAGCATCTGGACTACCAGCACCAGCCAGGTTACTTAGAATATCGGGTTTAGTTTTTGAAGATGTACCACTGCTTGAGGAACCACTGCTTGTTTTATTTTTATTACCTGATCCGCCACCCATTAGACCACTGGCCACACCTCCTGCTGTACCAAGAACAGTTCTGGGAATAACGGTTGTCGCTTGGCCGAGAGCATTTGCTGCCTGGGCGGAACGCCTATTAGAAGTGGTTTTCCGACCAAGCACTCCCTGAACTGCAGCACCTCCTACATCACCAAGAACCTCACCACCCTTTTGGAGCACGTCGCCAGTCTGCTTAAGACCTTGCTGAAGGCCCTTTACTCCACCCTTAACAAATCTACGGAGTCCTCTTCCCTTATCTTGACCAGTTTTAAAACCTGGGAGTCTATCGAGAAACTCCACAATCGATTGAGTGAGTTGATGTACAATCTCAGGAGACTCATTCTTCATTCTGGTTGCCATGGCACCAGGAATATATCTAAGATGAGTTTCAAATAGAAGTGACTCGTTTAGATGGGGTTGAACTGTTTGTGAATGAAGTGACTCTTCAAATACATCATCAATTTTAGCGATTGATGAAGTCTTAAAGAATTCTTTTACATCGGACTCAGTATAACCCTGCTCAACCATGTAAACACCTACAGAGTTGATAACAGTCTCAGCAATGATCTTTGCTTCTTCGAGTTCCTGTCTGTTGGCATATACAGAATTATATGACTCAACTAGTCCTTTTAATTGATTAGAGGGCTGCATTTTTTTAAGCGAACTTTTTTCCTGCTTTTATTTATAAAAAAAGAAGGGCAATCAGCCCTTCTCTTGTCTTGATTTAATAGGAGTCAATGGTTCAATACGATCCATCTCTTCCCATATTTTTTTGAAATTGTCAAAGTTTGAATCCTGCGAAGGAGTCTTTTTTGACATCTTGTTTGATTCCACCGACGACATAACTTTCTACCTCAGTTTCTTGTGGAGCTACTTGTAGTCCCTTTGACGAAATCCAATGTTCGGTCCAAGGAAGTGGATTATTCTTCGCTGCAATATCGTAAATTGGTTTAATACCAAGAGACTTCATGCGACGATTTGCAATCCACTCTACATAATTTTTGAGTAATTTATCATTCAAACCAATCATTGAACCATCTTTAAACAGATATTCTGCCCAAAGTTTTTCTTGGTTCACTGCTGTTTCAAATGTCCTAATTACCCAAGATTCCTCTTCCATAGCAATCTTTTTCATATCAGGATCATCACCTTGTTTCCACTTATTCAAGATGTTCTGAGTGATGACCAAGTGTTGATTTTCGTCCCTGGAGATAAGGCTAATAATTTTTGCCGATCCTTCCATAAGCTTAAGTTCGCCAAATGCGAACGAGCATGCAAAGGAGACATAGAACCTAATTCCTTCCAGGATGTTGACGTTAGCGACTGCTCGGTAGAGTTTTCTTTTGAGTTCATAGAGGGTTGACGCGGCTACAGGAACCTCATCCAAGACATGTTTCCACATATTACCACTGGCATATTCAGCGGCACTTGAAATAAAATCATCATAGGATTCAGTGACAGCTGTTGCTCTCTCTAGAATCTTTGGATCTCGGAGTATGGTGTCGAAGAGTTCTGAAGGATCAGCATACACATTTTTAATAATGTATGTGTAGGAACGACTATGGATCATCTCCATAAATTCCCAAACCTTCATACACGCTTCTAGTTCTGGAAGAGAACAGTATGGCGCGAAAGCCATACCAGGACCCCTTCCTTGTACAGAGTCTAGCATAACTTGGTACTTCAAATTGGAAGTAAAGATATGTTTTTGCTCTGGACGTAGGGTTTGATAATCTGAACGGTCCTTCTGAAGTGAGACTTCTTCAGGACGCCAAAAATACCCTAGTTGTTGAGTGGTTAATTTTTCAAAGACAGGATACTTGTAAGAATCATATCTTTGCACCCCTAATGGAGCACCAAAAAACATTGGTTGCTTTAGGGTATCCACTTGTTCGGAATTGAAAACTGTAAGCGAATCAACTTTCATATTAGATTTTACTGAATCATTTGGATTAAACGAATCATTTGTCTTAAATTTTACAAGACTCACAATCTTCCTCCTCGGTTTCTATTTCTTGAATTAGTGAATTTAATTTATCAATCTTATCATCATCCATTTCATCAGACTTCAAATCATTTGTATTCTGATAGTATGATGTTTTCCACCCGTACTTATATGTAGTTAATAGATCATTTATCATGACTGATACAGGGACCTCATTATCATCATAGTTTTCTGGATTGTAACTCCAGTTTCCACTAATGGCTTGATCAAAGAACTTCTGTATCACTGAAACCACTTTAACATATCCATCATTGGATTTCATGTCCCACAGTAAAGTGTAATTATTCTTTAATGTTGTGTATCCAGGGACAATTTGCTTGAGCGGCCCTTTCTTTGACTTCTTAACGGACAAGTATCCTCTAGGCGGCTCGATTCCGTTAGTCGCATTTGACACAACGGAGCTACTCTCCGAAGGCATTTGTGCGGACAATGTTGAGTGCCGTAGACCGT